TGTTTAATACAATACTTTAATAACCCCGAATAATTCTCATTTTGCTGATTTGATGGATTTGATACCCTAGCGATATACGCCATCATCTTCTCAGCATCGGGAGTAACACTTACAAATTTTACATTCATTTACCAAATCCTTTTGAGTGTTTTGCATCTACCAACGCAAGTTCTTCTTTAACAACTCGCAATTGTGCTTTCATGTCTTTGAGTTGAGAATCAGTATAAAGATGTTCTTCAGATATTAATTTCTCAAGCATCTTTATTAATCGCTTTGCTCTATTAGTCTCTAAAGTCATTTTTACAATTCTTTCAATATATTATAACATAAAAAAAGAAGGGGTTCAACCCCTTCTTAATTTATTGTCTGAAGCACTAGCTGCAGGGAACTGCCCCACTTCTAACTTTAAGACCACGATACATTAGATCGTGTCTATTTCGTTGTGATGCTTCATCGAGTACTTTTTTGTTGTACTCTTCAGTGTCATACTCGACACCACGGTAAGTGACTTTTGCCATTGGCTTTACTCCAAAGTAGTAGGGATTTTAGCCCCGTTCCTTCAGTCGGCTTTTGCGTCCCAATCACATTCTTCACTAGAATCCTTGATCATTTGCACAATCTCAGATCTATGGTCAAAAGATGGTTTTATCTTATCGATAATACCATTCGCTTGTTCACAAGTCAAAAGACCTGTAAATGCGGTTGATGTAACAGCAGCGAATAAAATGTTCATGAGATGAACGATCCGTTCCGAGTCGGCTTACTTGCGTCTCCTATACGGGAGATGAACGTTGTGTTAATACTAACACATTTCAACTATTTAGTCAAGTTAATATGTAAATTTGTTACATCGACCCTACAGGTCAAAAAAATTGCGGAGTTTTTTTTCCCCGATATATGGAATTAAAAGTCAATTTTGGGGTGGCAGTAATATATTAAATGATATAGTAATTCTATCTTCATCTGAATCATTAACACCAACCTCATGTTCTAACCACGATGGAAACAATATTAACATATTGTCTATTGGAGTTAAACAATTAGGTTCTTTAGGTGGATAAGAATTATAATCTCCCACCATACAAAACCATGTTCCTTTAGGATCATGAAAAATAATTTGTCCAGAATTTTCAGGAGCCTTTACATGGTAGATACCTGATAACAATACATTAGTTACAGAAAACGAATTGGTAGCATTTATATGTTGTTTAATAGAACCACCTTTTGGTGTAATGTTTACCCATGATTGTATATCATATTCACCATCATATCTTTTATATGCATTAGAAGAATTGGAAAATGGTTCAGGAATAGATTGTTGAATAGCATCTATAAATTCCTCATCATAAAAATTCTTTCCAGAAAAATCTCTTACTACTGTTTCTAATCTATCAGTATCTAACCACAATTTATCTGTCCACACTCTAACAGGAAAGAGTGTATGTTCCTGCATCATAAGTACATTTTCCAATCACAATCATTCTTACGTATGATATTAAATGATATACTAATTCTTTCTTCATCAGAATTATTAACATCTACCTCATGCTCCAACCAAGATGGAAAATAAAATATTTTATCTTCTTCAGGAATAATAGCAGAATATGATGCCTGATTATAATATCTTTGATCTGCCATAGAATGTAATATAGGTCCTCTAGGATCATGAAACACAATTGATCCAGAATTTTCAGGAACCTTCACATAATAAACACCAGATAACAACACAAGACCATTAGTATGAGTATGTCTCATATTATAAGCATCTTTTGGATTTATATTAACCCAAGTATGAACATATAACTCACCCAAATCTTCATCAGTCTCTGGTACATTATTTTTTATACCATTGACCAATTCCTCATCATCAAAACGATGACCCTGATACCCATTAACATTTGAGAATCTTTGAGATGGATTTTCATCAGCAAACTCTTTTATTCTAGATATTAATCCTTCTTTCTCTATATTTAATTTGGTTGACCATACTTTACTGCTGAATAAAGAATACTCTTCCATTATTTTCTTTTTTTCTTCTTAACACCTGGTGACTGGTATCCCCATAACTTAGGACTTATAGTTCCCTTACCATATTCAATACTTTTCAATCCATCCTTAAATTTATCCCAATACATATCAAAAAGTTTAGTCTTAGATCCTCTACTCAAATCTAAAAGAGTTTTATCATCAACAACATATTTGATAACAAAAGCATCATTAGGTGCATGAGTAGCATAAACATCTTCTAAAGTACCATTAGAAACTAAAATTTCACAAGCATAGATTGTCTTAGAACTTTCCTTCTCTTCCTTACTCCAAGGATCAAATTTAGGTTGTGGTTTAGCTTCTAATTGTTTCTTCTCTTGTTTCTTCTCTTCTGTTGCTACTTCTTCACTCATGATCTACCACCCCATCTAATTTCTGGATATGCTTCCCCTGCTACTTCCTTTGTAACTTTATATTTGTCAGTCAATTTCTTATCCTTAACAAGAATAAGAATCTCTGCCTCTAATGGATGCAATCCTGTAAGAATATTAATAAACATAGTCTCTCTACGAAGACCTGACAAACTTGGATTACCACCTTTTAAGAAATTATAGAACCTCTTAAATTCCTTACGGATTGTTGTTCTCCCTTGATCATTAGAACCCAATGAACTAGATCCCATTTCATTCATCTTACTGACAGCATCCTCAATCTTTTCAGATAAAGTTCCTGTCATTGTTTCATCTTCTAAGTTACTACCAAAAGGAACATAACCTTCTGGTAATAATGAAATAGCTGTCTCATCAAAATTCCAGATAAGAAGTGCCATGATTGACGGATGAGAATACTTCTTAAGTACCTCTACTTTCTTGGCAGCAGTTCTCATCTTATTAACTGCATCAAGAACCTCAAAAGCAAATGGATTTGCAGGTAAATCAGGAACAACCTGTGCTATTGTTTTTGCTTTTGGTTTTGCAGTTGCCCTTGGTTTTGCAGTTGCCCTTGGTTTTGCCGCAGTTGCTTTTTTTGGTGACGCTTTCTTTCTAGTCGTCGCTGTCGTCTTCTTCGCTGGTGTCATAATTGTTTTCAAATCTAAATGCTACAATGTCATCTGGAACTAAATTTCCATTTTGATCAAACATCTCAGGATGTATTTTAGGTATTTCTTGGTAGTTCATCATATATTCTCTGGCAACCCAACCACCAATTGCTCCTACTATAAGAAACAATACTGTTAGAAAAGATCCAAATACTAAACTTACTGCTAACATGTCTCGTTCTCCTATTTTAAGTGTGGTGATATGTAGTGGTTTGGTTTTTGGCTTACCTCCAGATAGAATAAATTCAAACCCTCGATCAATATGATCTGGTTTATTTATGTCAGACGATTTGATTTTCTTTAAGAAATTCAACTGTCTCAGTACATCCTCCAAGTTTTTTCCTTTCTCCATGCTCATCGCATATTATTTGAGGAAATGTAGAACCCTGACCAAATTCGGCATAGAAGTTTTCCCTATTAAAATCTGTACCAAGATTATACACCACATAACTACTATTTGTCAACTCCATAACCTCTTTTATCTTGTTGCAATATGGGCAACCATCTCTACTATAAATGGTAAAGTTCATTACTTTTTTATAAAAAATTATTTAGATAACTATTATATCTTATTTGTGTTATAATTAACAATAGTATTAGGATATCACCAATTGATTATACTAACAGGATCAAAAGGATTTATAGGTCAGAACTTTCTTAAGTATCTGATAGAGCATTCGGATGAAGAGATTGTTACAGTTGATGAGCATGACTGTTGGGATTGGATAGCATACTTTAAGGACTGGGATAAAGTATCCCTCATACTGCATCAAGGAGCGATCTCAGACACGACAGAGAGAGATATAGATAAACTCCATAGGATGAACGTTTGGTTCACTATAGAGTTGTTTGAGAGGGCAATAGAGCATCAAATAGATGTTAAGTTTGCCTCATCCGCATCAGTATATGGCAATACAAGAAAAAGTTTGATGGGAAGTACTCCCAATAAAATATCTCCACTAAATTACTACGCAATTACTAAGTTGCAGATGGATTATTACATCCAAGATAACTTAGATAAGTTTTCATCTATTCAGAGTTTCAGATACTTTAATGTGTATGGACAAGGAGAAGATAAAAAAGGAGATCAAGCGAGTCCTGTACATAAGTTTACACAACAGATAAAAGAAACAGGTAAACTAAAACTATTTGAGGGATCAAGTAAATACCTAAGAGATTTTATTTGGGTTGGAGATATAGTAGAAGTCGTTCTTAATAATGATAAACCATCTGGTATCTATGATCTAGGAACCAGTAACCCAGTCAGTTTCAAGACTGTTGGTGAACTAATAGCATTAAAATATAAGGGAGAAATAGAATACATTCCATTCCCAGAACATCTAAAAGGAAAATATCAATACTTAACTATAGCAGAAAAGGTTTGGGATCATCAATTTATAAACATAGCACAGTATCTTAATCTTATCTCAGAAGATCTACCGTCAAATTAAAACTAAGAGTTCTTCTTTCTGAAATACATTTTTGTGCAAGTACCCAATGTTTTAATTGACTATCAAATAAAAAAGTTTTACCAGTTACTTGCTCTGGTCTATACGTTTCATTACTCCATACAAATTCTAGATTATGTAAGTCATCAACATTAGACTCTTCTGGTAAATCTAAGATAGTAATACCAGATATATTTCCAGAGTGGCAATGAAGAGGTGTATAATCACCTTTAAAATATCTATTTACCCAAACATCAGCATATAATTTAGAGAAATCAGCTTCCTTATAGGTTATTCTTGTATGTTCTTTATCAAAATCCCCAAACTGTTTTAGATATTCGTTTGCGGATTGAGAAATAAAAGTTGTAAATCCTATATCATTTAATTGATTTCTAGTTAAAAATATAATCTCAAATCCTCTGTCTAACATGTCTGGAGGATTTTGATCTTTACTATACTTCCCACTATTAACAAAATCATTAAAACTTTTAAGTACATCATCAGGACAAATGCACTCCAAAATATAAGGTCCAAAAGGTCTAAACAAATTATACATTAATCACCTACAAATATTCTATGGGAATCTTCATCAAAATGTTGTGTAGAGAACTCAAATAATTCTGAATCTGTAAGAGCAACCATTTGATGTCTCATCTTTCTTGGAATATGAAACTTATCTCCAGGTTCCAATATTTTACTTTGAGAAAGTCCTATGTCACTATTGAAACCATAATATAAATGCATCTTACCTGACTGTAGATAAAAAGTTTCATCCTTTAGAAGATGATAATGCCAAGAGCATCTCTTACCTTTACTAAAAAATAAAAGTTTACCACAATACTCTGGACTATTAACAATCCATTTCTCATATCCCCAACCTTTAGGTACAAATTTTATTTCACTAGATTCTTTGTACATCTTCTTCTTGTAAAACATAAGTTCCAGGATGCTGTACTGCTATAGCAGCACCTCTATTACCCATCATTAATGCTTGATCTATATTATCAGTACTTATATATCCATAAACTAATGCAGCAAGAAAAGTATCCCCTGCACCTACAACATCATATACCTTAACCTTTTCTGCTGGATAAATTTTGTTATTAAAAAAACATCCTTCAGACCCTTTAGTAACTATCAAATTATCAATAAAACAATCATCACTTAACGAACTACATTCTAAATCATTAATCTTAACAAAACAATTACTCTTGTTTGGAAGATATGATTTCTTACTATCAATAAAAACAGGGCATCTTGCACCTTCCACAATCTCAAATATTTTTTCAGTAGTAAGATATCCTTTATTATAATCTGAAATAACAACAGCATCAAAACTATCTGTCATAATTGGTATCATAAGAGGTCTTACTGAATCTTCATTATCAACTCTTAGAATTTGTTGATTAGATTTTTCATCAATGAATCTAGTCTTAACTATTTTTTCAGGGTTAGTTAAAAATGTAATGTCAAGATCAAATGCTTGTAGATTTAGACATACGTTACCAGCCATTCCAGACTTAGTTTCTACCCTATTAAAATTTAATATAGGTACTGGTGCTTCGGGACTAATTCTAGTACAGTTACCATAGATGTATTCATCTTCGCAACTATCACCTACTAATAATACTTTCAATTAAATCTCCTCTATTCCTATTAACCATAATATAATTTGGACCTATAAGATCGTCTAGATCCCAAAAATAACCCTCATTAAATTCAATATGAGTTGGAAAAATTTTTCCAATCATATACCTATCATTATAATCTCTATAATAATCATGTAAATTATACTTTGAGAATATGGATGCCTTTCCATACTCAAACTGAATTATATCAATACATTCTAGTATATCTCCAAATCCAGTCAACACCTTAGACTCATAACCTTCAGTATCAACCTTAAGTAAGATCAATTTATCTTTATCAAATTTATCCTTTAATATATCATCACCTCTACAAACTTGAATCTCACAAGGATCTGTAGAAGTTGGTCTAAGATCTAATATTGAAGACATTGTATGATCATTATGAACATTAATGTTCATTTTATCATTAACATCACCCAATGCCATATTATAACTTTCAATTTCAGTGTTATACTTACCTATGTTATAAACTAATTGACTGTAAGTATCTGGAACAGGTTCAAAAGAATATACATGTGCACCTGTTATTTCTTGAGCAGCAATACTATACTCTCCAACATTTGCACCTACATCTATAATATAATCTATCTTATGATCTTCCGATAATGCTTTTAATAAATTACATTCACCATTAGTCTTAAAATCATAATTTAGATTTTCATACTTCTTATGATAGATAGTCGCTACAGAATCAACCCATCTATAAAAGTCACTTTTTCTATTGCCATGACTGGATGCTCCCAAGTTTCCCAAATCCCAAGCAAGATTATAAAAACGATTGGCAATGTCTTTCAATTCTTCATCCATTAGAAATCCTCTTAATAACATTACTGCTGGAATATCCACCCACTCTAGGAAGATGTCTTACCTCACCAGCGTGTTCCCAACCAACTACATCACCATCCCTCCAATCATCACCAAG